CTTCAATTTTAGCGAATTCGTTGTAAGCATGTTCATAAGCATCAAAGTTAGACGATTGTTGTTCCGCTGCCATATTGCCAAATAGAAGAAGAAAACAACAAGAAGGAAAAAAATTAAGCATAAAAGCACGAGTATGGAGATTTGAAGATTATAACGATAAATGAGCGAGTTAAGGTAATCTTGATCTTCAGGGGTTTTGTGTATTTGGAGTAAAGGGGTGAGTTTCTTTTCAATATCAGTATCGCAGCCAGGTAAACCACCGATGCACATGTTGAGAAGAAATAGAAACATAAACCCCCTTATTCACGTCTCCCTACGAAAAAGGTCTTACGTTCAAAGCGGGAGAAAAATTTGAACGAACCCTCACTGATAAGAGTCATGAGGCAATTGAGCAGGAACTCAGAGCTAGCCGAAGATATACCGTAGTAGGCAGAAGCGCATAAAATGGTGGCGTGATGATGATTCCATGTCTTAACTAGTCGTAATTGATCCTTGAGGGAAGTATGATACGCTTCAATTTCGGCAGAGTCTCGGAATTTCTTAGATAGAAGCTTTGCGGCACGCTGAAAATGGTCGGGCAGCGCACCGATTGGTGTGTAGAAGAAATTGCAGAAAGAGGCCACATCGGTGTAGTTGAATTTCCATACGCAGCCAATGTCCTCAAGTTCTTTGATGCGCGTTGGGCTGACGGTTACGCTTTCACCATTGATTAAATTGTCGTCACCTTTGAGGAAGACGAGGTATATAACGGACCATTCGATGACGTACGCCACACAGGCTGTGGTCCAAAGGGTGTTACCGAAGATGGTATCGGCTTTACCTGAGTCCTTCTTTTCATGAACCTCAATGGCGAAGAAATCTCTGGACACTAAACGTCTTAATTCTTTGTGGGCAAAAAGATAGTCAACTAATTCAGAGCTAACCCCAGCATCAACCATCATCCGCTTCTCAATGTAGTGACACACAGGGCCTTGTGAACAGTCGAATTCAACGCCGTCGCCCTCGAGAAAGCCAAATTCAGGGTGTGCCTGCTCAGCGAATTTGATGCCGTAAGACTCCTCTGCTTCACCATTAGTCCAGGAGACCTCATTTTTCAGAGCGCGACGTAAAGCGACTTCAAGTGCCCTGACGATTACGCAGAAGAAAGAATTAAGATCTTTGGAACCGGCCGAGATGCCTTGGCCTGCCTTGGTCGAGGTATTGGCGTCGACGGAGGCAACCTTGAATTTAATAATTTGTTTCATGAAAAAATCGACGCTTTGCATATTTTTTTCATTCATTAGCAATTCAGTGACTTGATTGTGAGTGCCGCGTTCTTGCATCTTTTCACAGGTCGCTCTGGCGGCTTCTATTAGGTCTTCGCGGGTGAGTTTAGGCTGGTGGTTGAACATTTTGTAAAGCATGGAATTATACATTTTCTCGCCTAGAAGATGGGCATTTGGTTGCGGTTTTGTAGGTTTAGAGTAACGTTCAATGGCTGTTTGTATGGTAGTTAAGCGATCGTCAGCGCGAAAATTCTTGCAGTA